ACTGCCAGCGGATCGGGATGGTGCCGCACGACGCCCGGGCATTCGGGGCCGTGATCGGCACGTTGTCCCGGCGTGGGCTGATCGAGGCCGTCGGGCAAACGAACAGGCGGAAGGGACACAACACGGCCGGGGCGACGGTCTGGCGGATCACTGGGAGGGAGTCCACGAATGGCCGGTGACTGGATCAAGGTCGAGAAGTCCACGCCACGAAAGCCCGAGGTGATGGCCATCGCCGACGACCTCGGGATCCACATCGAACACGCGTTCGGGCTGTGTTTTCGGTTCTGGTGTTGGTGCGACGACCAAATGACGGATGGTCACGCTATAAGCGTGACAAATGTCACGCTGGATGCGTGCTTTGGTCACGCTGGTTTCGCGACCGCGCTCGTCAAAGTGGGCTGGCTTCGAGTCCGCAACGGCTCGCTTGAAGTCCCCAACTTTGACCGGCACCTGTCCGAAAGTGCCAAAAACCGGGCACTTTCCGGCATGAGGAAGGCAAAACAGCGTGCGGAAAGCGTCACGAAAATGTCACGCTCCGAGCGTGACAAAAGCGTGACCAGAGAAGAGAAGAGAAGAGAAGAGATAGGAAGACAATACGCGCGCGCCGCCGGCGTGCCGCCGGACGAAGCGGCCGGAGGACGCCCGGAGCCGCGGACGGTGGAAAACCCGGGAGACGGCCCCGCGGCCGGGCCGGGGGCGCCCGGCAACCACGCGGCGGTGCCCGGCCGGGGGCGCATGGCGGCGGAGCCGGGGGCGGGGAACACTCGACGGCCCGGGGAGGACGACTGGCGCCGGCCCGGGTGGGTTCACGACGAATGGGCCCGGATCTTGGCGGCGTGGAACTCCACCGATCGGGCGGTGCCCTGGACGCTCGCCACGCCGCCCAACGGATTCGCGGACCTTGCCGCGTGCCCGGGGTGGGTCGAGACGGCGCTGGCCGCCGTGGCCATGCTGCCGGACTGCCGGCGATTCTCGCGGCCCGTGCCGTGGACGCAATTCGTCCGCGACCTGGACCGGATCATCGCTGGGGAATTTCGTGATCCGGCGACCGAACGCCGGGAACTGGCCGCGGCCGGGGGCCGGCAGCAGAAACGGGGGAACATGCGATGACGCGAACGTGGCAGCAAAACAGCGACGCCATAAACGGGCTATGGCCGCAATGCCAGTGGACCGACGAGGAAATCGAACTGTGGCGGTCGGACCTTTCCGCACTCGACCAGGACGTGCTCTTCGAGGCCATTCGGGCAGTGAAGCGGTCGCGGGATTCCCTGTACCCGCAACTCGTGTGGGTGCACACGGCCTACCGCACGCTGTTCGCGGCCAAGCGGGCGGCCGAACGGCCCGCCCGGGAGATGACGCCGGCATTCTGTGGCGAGCGGCTCGAAATCGACGTGCAGGAGAGCCGGCGACTGGCGGCGGAAATTGCCGCTGAGATCGAGCACGCGACGCCGGCGGACGTCGACGCCATCCTCCGGAAGATCGACGAGTGCACCGACCGGATGGACGCCGCGACCGGTTGCCGGCTGGCGTGGCGGGCCGCCGCCCGGCGGAATCACCATGGGGAATCGCGACCGACTTCCAGCGGCGCCGTGCGGCCGAGTCCGCGGACGGTGCACGCGGTCGGGCAGGACGACGACCTGGAGTCACGCCGCGCGGAGCAGCTTCGGCTGCTGCGGAATGTTCACGAGCCGATCGGGTAGACTGTCAGCGCCAGTTCACTGAATGTCGCATGGAGGCGGCTATGTTGATTGGTATCGACCCGGGACCGCGCGAGTCCGCATTCGTCGTGTGGGATGGCGCACGAGTGGTCCGGGCTTGCGACATGGCCAACGCAGAGTTGGCCGAATACCTCGATTCGGCATCCGCGCCGGTTGCGTGCGAGTGGATCGAATCTTTCGGAATGGCCGTCGGCCGTGAAGTGTTCGAGACGGTATTCGCGATTGGCACGTTCAGCCAGCACGCCCGTCTGCGGCTGGTGCCCCGTCGCGACGTGAAGATGCACCTTTGCCAGTCCGTGCGCGCGAAGGACGGGAACATCCGGCAAGCACTGATCGACCGGTTCGGTGAGGTCGGCACGAAGAAAAACCCGGGGCCGCTGTTCGGAATCAGCCAGCACCGATGGGCCGCGCTTGCCGTCGCGGTCACGGCGCACGACCTGCCGGCCACGGACCATGAAGCCACGTTTCACGCCACCGTCGCGGAGTCCGCGGCATGATGGTGTCGGACCACACCGCCGCGGACGTGATCCGGCATGTGGCCCTGGCCGCTGCCCGATACGCCATCCAGTCCGGCGGCGACCCGGACGAAATTTCCCAGCGCGTGCTCGTGACCATCGGCGACGCGGTCCGCGAGGGCCGGGCGGACTGGGCCCTGACCGTCGTGGCGATCCGGAACGCCGTTGCCTCGATTGCCCGGCACGACCGGCGGGCGCGTCGATGCCCCTCGGTTCCGGTGATCGTGGCCCACTCGGGATTGCCAGCATCCGAAGCGATGGCAGAGCAGAGGCGGATCGACCTCCGGCTTGATATCGACGCGTGTCTGGCCAAGGAAGGCGAAAACGTGCGGCGGTTGTGTTCGCTGCTGGAGACGATGACGCTGTCGGAAGCCGCGGCCGTCATGGGTGTGCCGCGCCGCACGCTCCGGGGCTGGCTTGCATCGCTCCGCGAACGGATGGAGGCGCGGGGCTTGGGGGTGGATGGATAGGTGGCAAAAGGTACTACCGGAAGGTCGACGCGGCCCCTACGGCCTACGGATCGCCGACCTGTTGAGGCAGACTTGTCCCACCGCGAAAAACCGACGTTCGGCACGCGGAATTATTCTGGATTGGCACGCCGTTTTTTTCTTGACTGCACTAGACGGTCGTCTAGAATGATGGTGTGACGCGAGCGATTGAGACTCGCGGAGAAAAAACGGAAACCGAAACGATGGCCGCCGAAACGTATTACTCCGTGCGAACTGCCAACTCCGCCTACTACGTGCGGTTCACGCACGGGCAACACGACTGGCGTTATGCCCAGCGGCCCGACGAACTCACCGTCTATGGCGCCGGGCGAGTGTTCGATATCGACCGTCTGCCGGATCCCGGCATGCCCATGTATGGGACCGACGCAAACGGCCGGCTCCGGACCAGTCCGGTGCGGTCCGTGCAGAGAATCAGCCGAAAGCGGTTTCTGGCCGAAGCCTGACCGATCGCACCAACGCCATGCCCCGCATCCGCACCGAAGACTATGTCCGGCCCACGACCGCGGCGAAAATCGCGGGTGTGAACCGGTCCCGAATCGACCAGCTGCTGACGGCCGGAACGCTCGACTATGTCGAAATCGACGGTCACCGATTCATCAAGCGGAAGGACGTCGAAGCCTTCCGCGACCAGCGCCGCCAACCACCGCAACGCGAGGAGTGACCACCATGCCCGATATGCCGAACCTCCGGCCAAACCCGCTGCTGTTCGACAAGCACGAGCCCGTCATCGATCCGGACGTGATCAAAAAGGCGCACACTACCCTTGTCCGTGAGCGGAAACGCGACATCCGCGACTTGCGCCGCCGCGAGTCCGCAGCCGATGCCGTCTCGGGCCTGCACCTCGACGGCCGCGAGATATTCGGACTGACCAAAGGCCAGTTCTCCCTAACCGACATGATCGAAGCCATACTCGCGATCACCGGGCCGGCGGAACTGCACGTCTCGACCTGGACGGCCGCCAACACCGACGTGTCCAAGATGCTCGATATGATCGGGTCCGGCCGGCTGACGGCCGCGAGATGGCTCGTCGACGTCACGTTCGTCCGCCGTGCGCCGCAACTCGCGGCCAGGATCCGCGAGGCGTTCGGGGCCGACGCCATCCGCGTCACCCGCACGCACGCAAAATTCTCCGTGGTGCGGAATGCGACGTGGTCCGTGGTCGTTCGCACGAGCATGAACCTAAACCATAACCCACGGCTGGAAGACTTCACGGTCGCCCACGATCCGGAACTCGCTGCGTTTCTACTGGAGGCCATGAATGACGTCTGGAAAACGCAAAAACGGCACATCGCTGACGGAACGCACACCGCCGCCACCGACTGGTGGCACAAACACGGCTGAGCCGGAACCGCCGGCCGCCATCGCGGTCGTGCAGTGGCTTGTGAGTGGCGCGAGCGAAACCGACGTTCTCGAAGCGCTGCGCGTGAAGTACCCGGGCGGCGACGCTCGCGAAACCATGGCCGCAGTTCGGGCCCACTTCGCCGCCGAAGGAAACCCCGATTCCGACGCGCTCCGCGGGTGGGTGCTGATCGCGTACCGCGAGCTATACCGCCGGATGCTCGAAGTGGGCGACTTCGACGGGGCCCGAAAAGTCCTCAAAAACATCACCGAGACCGGATTGTGACGCTGTTCGGCGGGGCAACACGAACCGCGCCGGCCAAGCATGCCAAGCGGCACGCCGCGCACCGCCAGCGCGACGCCGAACGGGACAAGGCGGCCAGTCTGGCCGGCCGCGACATCGGCGAACTGCCGCCGGTCGCCGACGCCGCACGAAAGGAAGCCTGCCGGCTGAACTTCCGCCTGTTTTGCGAAACCTACTACTCCGACCAGTTCTATCTCGCGTGGTCCGACGATCACCGCGAGGTCATTGCGGCCCTGGAGGCCGCCGTGCTGCGCGGTGAACTGCTCGCGTTCGCCATGTCCCGCGGCAGCGGCAAAAGCGCGCTGATCGAGGCGGCGGGGGCGTGGGCGCTCGTCTACGGGCACCGGGAGTTCGTTGTGATCATCGGCGCCACCGAGGAACACGCCGCCCAAATGCTCGAAAACATCAAGGTGGCGTTTGAAACCCGCGACCTTCTGGCGGCCGACTTCCCCGAGGTCTGCTATCCCATCGCCAAGTTAGAACGCATCACCAACCGGGCACGCGGCCAGCTGTACCGCGGCAAGCCCACCCATATTCACTGGAAGGGGGAAGACGTCCAACTCCCGACCATTCCGGGCTCGCCGGCATCGGGCGGAATCATCCGCGTCCGCGGCATCACCGGGAGCATCCGGGGTATGGCCGTCACGCGCGCGTGCGACGGACGAAAGGTCCGGCCGTCGCTCGTGCTCGTCGATGATCCGCAGACCGACAAAAGCGCCCGCAGCCCGTCGCAGGTGGCCCAACTGGAAAAGGTGTTCAAGGGCGCGGTACTCGGGCTCGCCGGGCCCGACGTGCAAATTGCTGGGCTCGTCACCGTGACCGTCGTCGCCCCCGACGATCTTGCCGAGCGGCTCCTGGACCGCGAGCGCAACCCGGCGTGCCATGGCCGCCGGATGAAAATGGTCTACGACTGGCCGACGGAGATCGAACTCTGGGAAAAGTATGCGGAACTCCGGAAGGCCGGGCAGCGGAGCGGCGCCGGCACCGGTGACGCCGACAAGCTCTTCGCCGACAACCTGGAGCGGATGACCGCCGGCTGCCGCGTCGGCTGGCCGTCGCGGATGAAGCCTGGAGAAATCCACGCCATCCAGTCCGCCTACAACCTCCGCATCGACAAGGGCGAGGCCGTATTCGCGGCCGAGTACCAAAACGAACCGCTGCCGGTCGTCGACCGCACGACCGAGGAACTGACCGCCCCGGAGATCGCCGACAAGCTCAACCGCTACCCGCGGCAGTTCGTGCCGCTCGGGTGCCAATACCTGTCGATGTTCATCGACTGCCAGCAGCACGTCCTGTACTGGGCCATCTGCGCGTGGGAGGAAAACTTCACGGGGTTTTTGATCGACTACGGCGCGTATCCCGAGCAGCGGCGGCCGTATTTCACCGTCCGCGACATCACCAAGACGCTGACGGACGTCAGCAAGGCCAAGAGCATCGAAGGGGCCATCATGGAGGGCCTCGAATCGCTCACCGCTCGATATCTTGGCCGCGAGTGGAAGCGCGAAGACGGCGCCACCATGCGGATCGAGCGGTGTCTGGTGGACGCGAACTACCGCTCCGACACGATCTACCAGTTCTGCCGCGAGTCGTCGCGGGCCGGCGTGGTCATGCCCAGCCACGGCCAGGGCGTGAAGGCATCGAGTCTGCCGTTCGCAATGTACGCCAAGAAACCCGGCGACCGCGTCGGGCACTACTGGCGTGTGCCAAACGTCGCCAAAAAACGGATCATTCGCCATGTGATGATCGACACAAACTATTGGAAATCGTTCGTCCACTCGCGGCTCGCGGTGCCGCGCGGAGATCCCGGGTGTCTGTCGCTTTTCGGCGAGCACGCGGAAACCCATCGCATGATCGCGGATCACCTTGTCGCCGAGTACCGCGTCACGAACACCGCCAAGGGCCGCACCGTCGAGGAATGGCAGGCCCGGCCCGGAAAACCCGATAACCATTGGCTCGACTGCCTCGTCGGGTGCGCCGTCGGGGCGTCGATGCAGGGGGCCACGCTTGAAGGGGCCAGCGGCTTCCGGCCGGCCAGGAAAAAACGGGTTTCGTTCGCCGCCATGCAACGCCAACGGAGGGGCGCAGGATGACGACGGCCAGCCGGGATGACGTCGGTATCGCATGCCCGCGGTGCGGGTGCCGTGACCTGCGGACAACGAAGACCATGCGGGTCCGCGAGGGCATGATCCGCCGGTATCGCGCGTGCCGCCACTGCGGACGCACGATGACCACGCACGAATGCACGACGCGGCGTGAAGCCGCCCGGCGGCGAGCCTGATTCCTATATGTAGGAACATCCGGGAAAATCCGGAATTCGCGCCGCCAGTTTCGGCGCAAACGGCGTTTCTTACTTCCAGGGGAATCATCCTCTGGAGCGCCGCACGGTGCCTGACGAAACCATTGCCGACGCCATCCGCGAGAACGCCGCCGGCCCCGTGAAGGCCAGCGGCGACTCCATTTCCGTCGAGCAGCATTCCATCCAGGACCAGATCGCGGCCGACCGCTACCTCGCCAGCAAGGCCGCGGCCAAGCAGCCCCACCGCGGGCTGCGGTTTTCCCGCATCGTCCCCCCGGGGGCCGAATGATGGGATGGTTCTCCGGGCTCTTCGCGTCGCCAAAGCGGGCCGTACAGCGGGCCGTGCGCGTGATCCGCGCCAGCTACGACGCCGCCCGCACCACCGACGACAACCGCCGCCACTGGGCCAACGTCGACAACCTGTCCGCCAACGCGGCCCTATCGCCGATGGTGCGCGAAACGCTCCGCACCCGGGCCCGGTACGAGGTCGCGAACAACTGCTACGCCGCGGGCCTCGTGCGCACGGTCGCCAACGACCTGATCGGCACCGGGCCCACCCTGCAGATCATCGCCCCCGACGACCATGACGCCAACCCGATCGAACGGTCGTGGGCATCGTGGGCCAGAAAAATCAAGCTGGCCCGGAAACTCCGGTGCATGCGGCAATGCCTGAGCCGCGACGGCGAGGCGTTCGCCGTGCTGTTCACCAATCCCAAGATCGACCACCCGGTCAAGCTCGACCTGCGGCTCGTGGAGGCCGAACAGGTCACCACGCCGGGGCTCGTGCGGGAAAACGCCGTCGACGGCATCACGTTCGACGAGCACGGAAACCCGCGGGAGTACCACATCCTCCGGACGCATCCGGGCGACGTCCTCCACACGATGGCGTACGACACCGTCCCGGCGGAATACGTGATCCACTGGTTTCGCCTGGAGCGCCCCGGGCAACGCCGCGGCGTTCCAATCCTCGCCCCCGCGCTGCCGCTGTTCTCCAAGCTGCGACGGTTCACGCTCGCCGTCCTCGGGGCCGCGGAAGCCGCCGCCATGCAGGCGGGCGTGCTCTACACCGACGGCGCCCCGAACGACGACGACGTCGAGGGTGAGGCGTTCGAGTCGGTCGAGTTCGAGCGAAACATGTTCACCACGCTGCCCGGCGGTTACCGCCTGGAGCAGTTGAAGGCGGAACAGCCCACGACGACCTACTCCGAGTTCAAGGCCGAACTGATCGACGAGGCGGCACGGTGCGAAAACGTGCCGTCCAACATCGCGCGCGGCAACTCCTCCGCCTACAACTACGCCAGCGGCCGGCTGGACAACCAGATGTTCGGCCGGTGCCAGCACGTCGACCACTCCGAAGTCGAAGAGGAAGTGCTCGACCGGATTCTGGCCGCGTGGATCGACGAAGCCGCCCGCGAGCCCGGCATCTTCCCGGACGCATTCCCGCCAATGGCGGAGTGCAGTCACGAATGGTTCTGGGACGGCCGCGAGCACGTTGACCCGGCCAAGGAAGCCAACGCCCAGGCCACCCGGCTCGCCAACCTCACGACCACGCTCGCGGAAGAGTGGGCCAACCGCGGCCGCGACTGGGAGAAGGGCGTCCGACAAATCGCCCGGGAGCGTGCCGTACTCGCCGAACTGGGCCTGCAACTGCCCGACGCGACGCAGGTGACCACGGCCGCCAACACGGCGAGCACGCTCGCCGACATCGCCGACCAATCCGCCGCCACCCCCGGGGGACGCCGCTAATGGCAAACCGTGCCCGCCGCCGCCGCCGCGACCGGATGATCCTTGCCGGGGCCGCCGTGCCGTTCACGCTCGACGCCCACGCTGCTGTACAGATCGAGGCGGCAGCGCCGGAGGCCGGCGACCCCACCGCCCCGGCCCGGGTCCGCATCGACGCCTACAGCGGCGGCGTGATGACCGTCAGCAACCTTGGCCCGGTCGTCGTCGACGTCACCGGCATCGACGCCGATGGCCGGGTCGTGCTCCTGTCCGGCCACGAAAACACGCTCACCGCCACGCTCGGGAGTGCCACCGTCCAGGTCGTCGACGGCCAGCGGCTGCTGGCCACCGGCGAGATTGCCCGCACGAATCCGATCGCGGCCACCGCCATCGACCTGAGCCGGGCCGGCGTGCCGCTCCAGGCGTCGATCGGTGCCGAGCCGATCGAGCCGCCGATCCGCATCCGCGGCGGCGACACCGTCACCGTCAACGGCCGGGCCATCACGGCCGGCCCCGGCGGGTTCCTGCTGTACCGCCGAACCCGTCTTCGCCATATCGCGATTCTGCCCAACGGGGCGGACGCTCGTACCAGTGTTTCCATTGCGGCCGCCGCCGCCAACCAGGAGGGTGCAAACGTGGATTTCCAGAAGTGGGTCGAGTCGCTCGGTTACGTGTACGCGGACCTCACGCCGGAGCAGACCGCCGTGCTCCAGGACGTCTACGACCGAATCGTGGCGGCCGAAAACGCCGACGACACCGCCGAGGGTGAAACCGCACCGGCCCCGGTCGCCGCCGCGGCCGCGCCGGAAATGGTCGCCGCCTACCGGGCGGAACTCGCCGCGGAATCCACCCGCGTCGCCACCATCCGCGCCGTCTGCGGCGATCGGCACTG